GTTCCGCTGGAAAAGCAGAGTTGAAGAAAAAGGTGATGACGCACGGATTCACTTTGGTATTATTGCACAAGATTTGCAGGCGGCATTTGAGGCTGAAGGTTTAGACGCTGGCCGCTATGCAATGTTCATCAACTCCACTTGGACTGATGAGGAAACTGGTGAGGAACGCTCTCGTATGGGTGTTCGTTACAACGAACTACTGGCATTTATTATTGCCGCTATTTAATGGAGCTAATTATGGCAACTTGGACTATCGAAAACTTGGAACGTAATGTCGCTGATGGCGGCGTTACTGTGGCGCATTGGCGCGTCACTGAAACGGAAACAGTTGGGGAAGGCGATTACGCTGTAACCTATTCTGCTTCCTCTTATGGCACTGTCAGCTTTACGCCTGACGCAAGTGCTGATGGCTTTATCGCTTTTGATGCCCTGACCGAAGCTAATGTGCTTGGCTGGGTATATGAAGAAGTTGACCAAGCCGAAACCGAAGCTGCTCTGGCTGCTGATATTGCCGGGCAGAAAACCCCTGTTACCTCTGACGGAGTTCCGTGGTAACGCAAACTTAGGAGAGACTAATGACCGAGAAACAAACAAACGTCATTACGATTAACGACAAAGAATACACTGAAGAGCAACTTACAGATGAGCAGAAGGTTATGATTAATCATATTACTGACCTCGATCGCAAGATCGGCTCTACTCAGTTCAACCTTGACCAGCTTAATGTTGGTCGCCAAGCATTTATGAACCTGCTTGAAACCTCATTGGAAACAGAGGAGACGGAATAATGGAAACTCTGATTACTTGGATTACCGCATTGATTGCAGCAGCCTCGGCTATTGCTAACGTAACTCCCTCCCTCCGGGACAATGAGTGGCTGGCAAAGCTGGACGACTTTGTGCAGAAGCTTGCCCTCAACTTGCGTAAAGAGAAATGACAGACGAAATGAAATCCACCGTTGACCTTGCAAGCGGCGGCGTAACGCTCGGCGCATTCTTTGATGCCCTGCCCGAAGTTGCCGCTTTGTTTGCACTGGTCTGGTGGGTTATTCGTATCTGGGAAACCGAGACGGTTCAGAAGCTTTTTAAGGGTGACTAGCCGTGAACTTTGGCGAGACACTTCTTGCTTACTGGCCTATCCTCACCGCAGCAATGGCTATGCTCTGGTGGTTTAGCCGGGCTATATCTTCTCTCGAAAACAAAACCGATAGAATGGATGAACGCTTGAAAGATAGCGAATCCAAAATCACTCAGCTTTTTACTTTCTTTAACCAGTCAACGCAGCGTAGGCTCGACAAATTAGACAGGCTAGAGGAAAAGGATAAGGATAAGTAAGTGAGTTACCCAACTGTTCGCAATTCGGTACAAATCGGCAGGATAGGTGAGCTTATAGCGCAAGCTGTGCTTGAGGAGAATGGGTACAAGACGGCGCGCGTCAACCACGAAGGCTTTGATTTGTTGATGTTTGACGACGACGGCCTTCCTGTAAAAGTGGAGGTAAAAAGCTCATCCCGCGCTTACGAAAAGTCTTACAAGTTTGCAACAGCCTCTGGCTCTAAGAACAAGAAATTGCTGTCCCCAAATGATTGCGATATAGTAATTATGGTGGCGCTTGATTTGCGCCGTATTGTTGTGCGTGACGTAATGGACTTAAAGCACAAACGCACCAGTCTCGGCACCTGTCACTTTCTTGACAGCGGTAGCGAGGCGACGCAAATTCGTAAGGCCGTACAGAAATACAGGAGCAGGAAATGCTAAATATATTTAACGCCGTCGCGGGCATTGCAGGGAGCTGGGTGAGTGGCAAGGTCGAAGAAACAAAAGCTAAAGCTGTTGTTCGCGTTGAAAAAGCAAAGGCTGATGCGGAAGTGCAAAAAAAAATTGCGACAGGCGAGGTCGACTGGGAAGCTAATATGGCAGACGCTACAAAGGGTAGCTGGAAAGATGAGCTGGCACTGGTTGTTCTCCTTCTCCCTGCCGTCCTTGTTTTTATTCCTGCTCTTTCTGATGATGTTAAGAATGGTTTTGAAATCTTAGCCACGCTTCCGAGCTGGTACCAGAACCTCTTATATATCGCAATTTGTGCGAGCTTCGGCATCAAAGCCAGCGATATGTTTAAGGGTCGCGGCGGAAAAAAGTAACAGCTCCCGTTGGTAATATGAAACTGTCTAACAACTTTAGCCTGCGGGAGATGACCAAGAGCCAGACAGCTCTGAGGCGCGGTATCGACAACACCCCCTCAGAGGCTCATATCGAAGCGCTGAGAGCGTTGTGCGAAAATGTGCTGCAACCTGTACGCGACCACTACGGGCGCGGCTTTACGCCCAGCTCTGGCTACCGTAGCCCTGCTTTGTGCAGGGCCATAGGTAGCCGGGGTACAAGTCAACACGCAAAGGGTGAGGCGGCTGACTTTGAGGTGCCCGGCGTAGCAAACATCGAGCTGGCTAGGTGGATACGCGATACGCTGGACTTCGACCAGCTCATCCTAGAATTTTACGACCCCGATGACCCGACTGCTGGATGGGTGCATTGCAGTTACAAAGCTACTGGCAACCGCAAGCAGGTGCTGATATATGATGGCAAGACTTACAAGGTATGGAGTGAGTGATGGCAAAGCAGAAAGAACAAGTCAAAGTTGAGCCGGTCAAGAAGCGCACAAGCATTGGCAGCTCGACACGCAGCAGGCCAGCAAACAAGTCAAAGCGCGCGAGCTGGAAAAGATATAGAGGGCAGGGCAGGTAGTGGCCTACTTTATAGCAGGGGGCATCGCTGGTGTGCTGTTTGTTATTGTGTTCTACAAACTATAAGGGGCGGTAAAAACCGCCCCTTATTTTTAGAGTAACTCTAAACTTCGCGCCATACCCGGCGTTCGTTTTATGTAGCCGCGCCGCTCAAGCTGCACCAGCATCGAATGCGTCGGCGTTCGGGTGCGGCCAGTCAGGCCAGCCAGCTCACCGATTGATGGCGTGTAATCATTTAGCTCTTGGAACTCTTTGATTACTTGCAGCAGCTCGGCCTGCTTGGGTGTAAGACCGGCCTGCATTACGATAGCTCCCTCAAGGTAAGCGTCTTCTGGCGATACGTCTCAGCAGGCTTAGCCGGGCTAACCTTTTCAGGTGATGCCTTGCGGGTGCGCATCGGCCACTTCACGCGATACAGTGTGTTGCCAACAGTGCCCAGCGCGCTTTCGTGGCTGCCCAGAAACTCCTTCAGCCCAGCTTCTGCCTCGTCAATGCGTTGCTCTGCAATCCGCTTGTCCCTTTTGGCGTCAACCAAATCAGATAGGTAATCCAGCGCCTCGCTCTCGTCCAACTCCAGCTCAGGCACACCATCGTCGACCGACCCGTATGCAGTGTTGCCGTCGTCACTAGAGAAGATGGGGTACCAGTCGTAATTTTTTTTACGATTCTCAAAATCAAGAATGGCACCAGAAATCATTTCCTGCGTGTCGTGCTGCACCTCATAAACAAAGATGCGCAGCTCGTTACCACCATACAGCACGCACACGGCACCCCATTGCGCGTTCGTACACATCATCTGAGCTTGGAGCTGTAGTGGCCCACGATACAGAGCTGGCGTTGTCTCAGGCTTGCTGCCCGTGTTCTTCGCCTCCAGCACGCCGCGTCCGGTGATGTCAATCTCATCGGACGTGACGCAGTAGATGCCCTTACTGGTATCAGTTTTGATGGTGCCACTGCCCGTGCCTGCGCCGTCCAGCGAGCAGGCCAGTGGCAGCTTCTCGTGAAAGAATGCCTCATCGTAATCGAATTTTGTGTCTGACAAGCCAAGCCGTTCTGCCGCCATAGCCAAGATGGCAGGTTCCAATGCGTCGCCCCACGTCATCGCCTCGTTCTGCTTGAAGTCAGCGCGGGGCTTTCCCTCCTCCGCGTCGATGCACTTCTTCAGAACATCGTTCGGGGTTTCATACGGGCTGGCGTTCAGCAGTGCGGGCACGCGTGATGCCGTAATAATATTATCAGGTGTTACTTTACCGACCATTTTAATTTCCTTTCGCGTCGATGATGGCAAGTTCAATGCCAGGGGCAAACAGCAAGGCGATGTAGCCTATGCCAAAAATACAAAGCAGTGCAATTAACTCTACAATCCACTCTTTCCAATCGTCGTCGTCACGCATGAGATACCTCCATAATGTTTTTGACAGACTGAGCGTACCAGCTCTTGCCGGTAGCCGTTTGGATGCCGAGCTTATTCAGCTCGTCAGCGATGGCGCGGAGCGACGCACCAGCGTCGCGCAGCGCATTGATTACGGGCAGTGCCTTGCCAGCAATGGCTTTAGTCTTTGCCCGGCGAACCGCACCGGCGGCAAGACCGCCAGCGCGTGGGTTAGGAGAGCCTAGCTTTATTCCGCGCTGTTTGGCAGCAGCCAGTGCTGCCTTCGTGCGCTGCGAGATTTGCTCACGCTCGTGCTGTGCCACCACAGCTCGCACGCCGAACTCCAGCGTGCCAGCGTTCGGCATATCAGCAGCGATGATGTCGACCCCGGCCTTGCGCAACGTCAGCAGGAATGCAGCGTCACGTGACAGCCGGTCAATCTTAGCAATCAAGATGGACGCGCCCAGCTCACGGCACAGCTCCAACGCTGCGGCGAGCTGAGGGCGGTCATCGTTCTTGCCGCTCTCGACTTCAGTAAATGTGTGCAGGATGTCGTCGGCGTATGGTGCGACCAGCGCCTGTTGTGCCTCCAGCCCAAGACCTGATTGGCCTTGAGCCTTCGTCGACACGCGATAGTATGCGATGTACTTAGTCATTGTTGCCGCCCTCCAAGATCGTAATTTTTTTATCAAGCTGCTCAATCTCAACACACAGACCGTCGACAAATTCTTCATTGCCATAACCATTGATGCGTGTTTCACCAATTTCGCTGTCGTAATATGTGCCGCACTGCTCACGCGCGTCTTCAATCATACCTTCCAAGCGCGCCTTCTCGTCAGCAGCCTTGTCAATAATTTGAGACGCTGCGTCTGTGATAGCGTCGTGCCACACCATCAATTCCTCTTCAGAAATGTCTAAGCCTTCGCGCTCGTGCTCTTCTTTAATTATCTTTATAAGGTGTTGGTCAGTCATCGAATAAACCTCCTGTTGTTCTATCGATGTCCTATATATAATCTCGTTTCAATCAGATTGCAATACCCCTAAGATATAAAAATGATAGCGAGGAGAAAGCATGTCTGAATTGAAACCAACACTGCTTCGGCTGCGCACTAGCACCGTCGACGCGCTCAAGCTGGAACTGAAGCAAAGCAGTCATCGTTCGATGGCATCACTGGCTGATGAGATCTTGTCCAAAGAACTGGAGCGCCGATTGGAAAACCAGAGCGCGCAATTGGACAAGCTGGTCAATGCCGCGCGCAATGTTGTTTAGCCTGGTATGGGTTTTGGCGTGGGGCGATATGGAAGAGCGCTGGATAAGGTACACGGCGTTTCCCACGTACAGCAATTGTTGGGATGCTGCGCTGGTAACAAGGCAGCAGGGTTTTAAGGTTTACGGGTGTAGAGATGTCGGGACGCAAAAGCAGAAATAAAGGCGCAGCATTTGAGCGCTGGGTAGCTAACCAGCTCACAGAGGATTTGGGTTTGGAAGAACCGCTGCGCCGCAACCTGTCGCAGTATCAGGCAGACAGCCTGCCGGACTTGGTGTGCCCACCATTTAAGATTGAATGCAAAGCCTACGCCGTCAATGGTGCAGGCACGTGGTTCCAAGATGATTGGTGGCAGCAAGTCGTCGACGCTACAGGCGATGACCTGATGCCGTGCCTTATTTTTAAGTATGACCGGCACCGGCCACGTGTTGTGCTGCCCCTCGTGGCTATCAATGAAGAGTGGGGCGAGACGAGCAGCGCGCTGTATCCGTTCGCATCTGACTGGGACTACGCAGTCGCGGTGATCAGGGAGTGGGTCGATGCCCAAGTATGAGACGGAACAAAGTCTGCGCGGCGAGAGCGCCGTCGCGAAGCTCATTGAAGAGCGCCGCGACGTGTCGCTCGAAAAGCTAAACCCGGTCTACCGTCTCGACTATGCTGCATTCCGCAAAGGTGAGGTAACCAGCTTCATAGAAATAAAGTGCCGCACGTTTGAGCGCGACAAGTACGAGACGACGCTCATTAATGCGCACAAGATTATGTCTGCCAATGATATTGCGCAGGCGTTCGGACGGCCAGCTTTCCTCGTGGTGAGCTGGACGGACTGGACTGGCTTCATCCCGTTTGCTGGGTTGGGTCAGTTTAGGATTGGTATGGGTGGCAGAACCGATAGAGGTGACCCAAAGGATTGGGACATCTGCTGCTTTATACCAGTGAGCGAGTTCAAAGAACTCTAGGTTACATGAATAGCGTTTATGAAAGGATATGAATTATGGCGTTAGGAATGAATTTTGAAGGCAAATCGGCAGGGGACATCCTGCCAATCGTCAAGTATGACGCAAAGGGCGGCGACCTCATCGCAGTCAATCGCGTGCAGGGCGAAGACGGTCAATGGACTAAGAGCGAAGTCGAGGTTGAAATGCCGACCAACTTCGTGATGGATATGGAAAACATCGAAGTCGGTTGGTTGTCGTTCGCAAGCGGTGCGCCTGACTTTGTGATGGCGAAGGTTGGTGAACCGATGCCGGGTAAGCCAAGTGACGACCACAAGCAGGCATTCCGTCTGCGTATTGCGTCGACTGACTTGGGCCTGCGTGAGTTTAGCCACAGTGCTAAGACTGTGCTGCGTTGTATGGATGACCTGCACAGCAAGTATCTGGCAGAGAAAGGTCAGCACGCTGGCCTCATGCCGGTAGTTTCAATCGAGGGCACTGAAACAATTAAGATACAGTCGCCAAATGGCGAGCTTCGGTTTAAGGCACCGAAGTGGAGCATTGTAAGTTGGGTTGATAAACCTGACTTCTTTGACGCTGCAAGCGCGCCGGACACTACTCCTGAACCGGTTGCCGCACAAGATAGTGGTGATGAAGCACCGCTGTTTTAGGTAGCGTCCGTTGGGGCGTGTCACGCTTCCCTCCCCCGCAGAGGCACGCCCCAACATCATTTTTCAGGAGTAAACGAAATGACAAACAATATCGGCGCTCACATTGAGACAGTCGCAAAGCATTATTGGGGCGAGCCAAAGGAACGGCGCGGCCATACGCTGCGCTGGGGCAATCGTGGGTCAAAGGAAGTCGATCTGCGCAAAGGCACGTGGTTCGATTTTGAAAACAACATAGGCGGCGGCGTAGTCGACCTCGTTCGTCAGAATGAGGGCGCGCAGCTCGCCGGTATCCCCGACGTGCTGGAGCGCAAGTTCGGCATACCAAAGCAAACGCAGAAGGCCATCCAGCCTGCGCAGTATCTCAGCAAGGTGTATAACTACGTCGACGCGCAAGGTGAGCTGCGCTATCAGGTCATGCGCTTTGAACCAAAGACGTTCAGGCAGCGCAGACCAGACGGCGATGGCGGTTGGATTTACAATATGCAGGATGTTGAGGCGCTGCCCTACAATCTGCAAGGCATCCTGTCGCGCCCGGACAAAACGATTTTCGTTGTCGAGGGCGAGAAGTGCGCAGACAAACTCATCGAGCTGGGTGCTGTCGCCACGACATCACACGGCGGGGCGGGTAAATGGAAAGCCGAGCTAAACAAATTCTTTGAAGGTCGACGCGTGGTTATTCTACCCGACGAAGATGATGCGGGGCAAAAGCACGCGCAGGTGGTCAGCAGTCATCTCATTGACGTGGCAAAGGACATCAAGGTTGTTGACCTTCCGGGCCTCAGCGAGAAGCAGGACGTGTATGACTGGTTGCAGAACGGGCACACACCTGAAGAGCTGCGTGATATTGTCAGTAACGCCGATGTTATAACGGATGTTATAACGTCCGACGGCGAGGTGTTGGAGCCAGTCGACGAGCCTGACGTGTATCCGACCTATAGCCTGACGTACCTACGCAATATGCCGCCGGTCAAATGGCTGGTGGAGGGCTTGCTTACAGAACACGGCTTCGGCGTCATCTATGGCGAACCCGGCGCGGGTAAATCGTTTTTAGGTATCGATATAGCTTTATCTGTTGCGTATGGGCGTGCTTGGCACGGCAACGCAGTTAAGCAGGGTGCGGTGCTGTATATTGCAGGCGAGGGCGTAGGCGGTCTTGGCAAGCGTGTTAAGGCGTGGCAGCAGCACGTCGGTATCGAAGCCGACGCGCCTATGTATGTGCTACCTATGGCGGTGCATATGACCGAGCAAGGGGACGTAGAGAAGCTCCTACGCACCATCGACAGCCTGGGGCAGGAGTTTACCCTGTGTATTGTCGACACAGTCGCTAGAAGCCTTCTGGGCGACGAGAACAGCAGCTCTGATATGGGCATGTTTGTAAGCGCCTGTAATGCCGTACAGCGGCACATAAACGGTGCTGTGGTCGGCATACACCACGCAGGCAAGGACGCGTCACGTGGTATGCGTGGCTCAACTGCGCTACTTGGCGCTGTCGACGCGGCATTGCGTGTCAAAAAGGACGAGGATAGCTTCACCCTGCAATGCGAGAAGCAGAAAGATGCAGAGCCATTCGAGGATATGGTCTTTGATATGGTGCCGATTGCGATGCTGGGCGACAGCTCTATTGTTATTCAGCGCAGCGAGCCAGAGCAGCGTAGCGATGCGCGGCGGGCAAAATTAACCAACGATCAGCAAATTGCACTGGATGCACTACACAATGCGCTTGCTCAGCTCAAATCAAATAAGTGTGACATAGATAGATGGAAACTAGAACATCGTGTGAAAACTCCCGACCTCACAGCAGGCAAGCGAAGGGATGCCAGAGCAGCCCTACAGAGCAAACGTGTGATTTTCATCGACGACGGTATTGTCATGTTAAACAAGGACTTAGGATGAATGTGAAAAATAAAATCACATCGGATGTGATAATCACATCGTGTGTGTGTGATGTGAAACCCCCTATAAGGGGTTCACAATCACATATCACATATCACACGTGTGGAGGTAGTGATGGTTAAACGTGTCCCAAAGCCAGCTCGTGGCGTTCAGAAGATGATGCAACGGGATGGTAATAGTGTGAATGCTAAGAAGGTCAGGTCGGCGTTAGTCGAGCTTGATAAGATCGTGTCTGACTACGAACAGCGGTGGGGCATTGATAGATTGCCAGAGCTGGTCGATACGAAACTACGTGAGAAGTATGAGGCACAGCTAGACCGGCTCAACAAAGCTATCGATGCCGACATTGGCAGTGAGGTCAGGGTTGAGGCTGAAGCTATGGCGCGTGCATATGCAGCGCTGGAAAAGGTGGCGAAGGCTAACGGGCACAGCGAGCTAACAGGTGAGTTCTGGGAAGCGGCTATGCCAGATGGCAAGGTGCTGGCAATCACGCGTACGTTTGATGAGCAGCACAAGGTAGCACGCGAGCATAGGGATATGGTCGTGTATTGCGTGGAGGAAGTGGCGAACATCCTAGCTAACTGGCAGGGGCATGTCGCCGTGACGATGGCCAAGCACGAATTTCCGGGTGCGGAAGTTGTGAGTGTGGAAGAGAAACAACAGGAGATATTTAATGACGAACTCCCCTTCTAAAGCGCAGAGGCAGTTCTCACGAGGCGGCATTGTGTGTGCTGAGTGCGATACGAAGTCCCACGGTTTCGTCACTGTAGTGACGGGTAGGAATCCAAACACGTTCAAGCAGTGGTGCCACGAGTGCTACGACAAAGACAAGGAGCGAGAAGATGTCTCATTTATCTGAGTTCAAGCGGCCCTACAGCGTGTGCCCAATGCGTGCCGCAGGTGATAGGACGCTGAAGGATACAGACCTGCGGGTGCTGATGGCGCTGTGTGCGTTCACCAACCGAGCTGGTGTGTGCTGGCCGTCAATGGCTACGCTGATGGAGCTGACCAATCTGAAGTCACGCAGCAGCATTCACGAAAGCATCAAGAAGCTCAAGCGCTTGAAGTACGTGAGGCAGCTACAGCCGAAGGACTACCAGAAGACCAAGACCGGTTGGAAGAACAACCGATACCAAGTGCTGTGGGAAAAGGATATGGCATTGCCTAGCTTGGAAGAGATACATATCGCCAAGCCATTGCAGCTCGTGCAAGACCAAGATGACATACCTGAAAGTAAAGGGGGTCTGGGGGATGCACAATCGTGCTCTCACACGCACGCTGAGGCGCTCGCCCACGCTTTCGTGAGGGCCATCCAGCAAGCGACCGGGCAGGTGGTGCTGTTCGATAACGTCATCAATCACACGCGTCGGCTGCCCGAAGAGGTGTCGGTTGAGCAACTGACGGAGGCTACGCTGGCTGTAAGCAGGGCAAGGCTAGCAAGGCGTCAGGGCGTGCCTTCCTTGCAGGACGTAGAAGAAGAGCTAGGTGTATAAAATGCAAACCAACGTATGCTTCTTTACACCGCTGCCAGCGCCAGCACCGCTTCCTGTAAAACCCACCCCTTGCCCCCCGCCCCCCTTCCCTGTACGTATGGGGGTGTCGCACAAAATTTTTGGAGGTAACGCATGAAAGCGAACACATTACTGAGAACCGCAGCCGAAACGCTGAAGAAGCGCGGTAAGGACTATGGAACGATGCGCGAGAACCACCAGCGCATTGCGGATATATGGGCGGTGATCATGCAAACTGAGGTAACACCTGAGCAGGTTGCGCTTTGTATGGCTGGCGTTAAGATGGCACGGCTGGTACAATCACCCGACCACGAAGATAGCTGGCTTGATTTGGCTGGCTACGCAGCAGTAGGCGCGGAGATATTGGATGACGGACAAACCATTGACGACTAGGGAGCAGCGAGCAGCGCTTGCGTCGGATGATGCTGACAAGCGCGAGGCGGTTGTGCAGGAGCTGGAGGCGATAGCTTCTGGTGAGGTGACGGATGTGCTGAGTTGGGACGAGTTGGGCAATGTTGGTGTGTGTGCGTCGGATAGACTGCCCGCGCGTGCGCGCCGCGCGATTAAGAAGGTTAAAGTTACGCCTAACCAGCACGGCAACCAGATTGAGGTTGAGATGCACGACAAGCTGTCGGCACTGCGCCTGCTGGCTAAGCACCGTGGCTTGTTGGAACCGAACTCTGACGAGCGTAAGCCAAGTATGATTGGCATTAATGTGACTGGCCCGAAGGCCACGACCTATGAAGTGAAGGAGGAGGACGATGAGTGATAAATGGTCTAACAACGTCATCAAGCTGCCGAAGAAGGACTATGTGCGGTTTTATGAAGATTTTGTGGAGTGTGATTTTTGCGGCCAGCAAACCCGTGGCCGCGTGTATGAGGGCAGTCAGCAGATTGAGTGCGGTGCCTGCGGCACGCCGTTTTTTGAATTTTACACTGAGCCGGGTGGTATTACGTTGGAGCTAGAGAATGGCGAGACAGACGAAGGCGCGTGACCGCAGCCCACGCCGTAAGCGTGGGCGTGACGCGAATGAAGCGTTATCTGGTCTTAATCTTGATTTTTCTGAAAGCCCGACGACGTGGAAGTTTCTGAACGACGATAGTTTTGTGCGTGGGTTGATGGGGCCGGTTGGTTCTGGCAAGACGTTTGCGTCGCTGGCTGAGGTGATGTTGCGAGCTGTGAAGCAGACGCCATCGCCTGTTGATAATGTTCGTTATACGCGCTTTGCCGTTATTCGTAACTCGTATCCTGAGCTGCGCACGACGACGATTAAGACGTGGCAGGAGTTGTTTCCTGAGAATGTGTGGGGGCCGATGCGTTGGTCGCCGCCCATCACGCACCATATTAGGTTACCTGAGCGCGATGGCGTGCCGGGCTTGGATTGCGAAGTTATATTTTTGGCGCTCGACCAGCCGCGCGATGTGCGTAAGCTGCTGTCGTTGGAATTGACTGGTGGTTTTATTGATGAGGCGCGTGAGCTGCCAAAGGCGGTGGTCGATGGTTTGACATCGCGTGTCGGACGTTACCCGACGAAGAAGCACGGCGGTTGCCCGTGGCGCGGTGTTTGGATGTCGACCAACCCGATGGACAGCGACCATTGGTGGCATGAGCTGGCGGAGAAGAACCCAGTGCGTGGTAAATACCCGTGGAAGTTTTACAAACAGCCCGGCGGCGTGATGGAGGGCACGAAGGAGCACGAGGACGCGATATACTCTGCAAATAAATATTGGATTAACAATCCTGACGCGGAGAACGTGAACAACCTGCCGCCCGGTTATTACGAGCAGCAGTTGGCCGGTAAGTCGCTGGACTGGATTGAGTGCTATGCTGGTGCCAAATATGTTTACGTGCAGGACGGCAAGCCCGTGTGGCATGAGTTCTCCGATAGCTTGATGTCGTATGAAGTTGAGATTGAGCCGGACTTGCCCGTGCATATTGGGTTGGACTTTGGTTTGACCCCCGCTGCTGTGTTTGGTCAGAAGATGCGCAATGGTCGCTGGCATGTCGTGCATGAGCTGGTTGCGTTCTCTATGGGGTTGGAGCGTTTTGCGCATCACCTGATGGCGGACATACAGCAGAAGTTTTCCAAGTCCGATGTGTTTATCTGGGGCGACCCGGCGGGTATGAAGCGCGATGAGATTTTTGAAGTGACTGCGTTTGACCATCTGCGGACGCTAGGGCTGCGAGCGCAGCCCACCGCGTCCAACGATTTTATGGTGCGGCGTGAGGCAGGTGC